AAAGGATTTCTGAACTGCGGGAGAAGATCTCCACTGTGGCCGACAAGAAGTTCAGCGTGGATGCCGAATTCGTGCTCGAGCAGCTGTACGATGCGGTGACGCTCGACGTCGCTGACATCCTTCGGGACGACGGTCGAGTGAAGCCGATCAGTGAGTGGCCCAAGCCGTGGAGAATGTGCATCCAGGGCCTGGACGTGGTCGAACTGGTGGGGAAAGATGCCGAGCCCGCTGCGATTATCAAGAAGCTCAAGCTGCCTGACCGTTCCAAGTACCTCGATATGCTTGGCAAGCACGTCAATATCGGCGCCTGGAAGGAGAGCGAGCTGGGCAAGGATGTTGGCCGCGGTATCGGCGAGCTCCTGGCTGAGGTACGAGCGGAGCGCTCGCGCTGATGGATTCCCGGGCCACGATGATGAAGATGGGCGACTTCTACCTCAAGGCGCTGGACGAGGATCGCCTGATTGAGCGCGAGGACATCGTCGAGGCCCTGGCAAACAAGTGGTTCCGGCTCAATGCCCTGTACTTCATCAAGGACAAGGCGGGTAACAAGGTGCCGTTCATGGCCAACCGTGCGCAGCGCCGCCGGTTCAAGTATCGGCACTGCCGGGATCTGATCCTGAAGGCTCGCCAGCTGGGCTTCACCACGTTCGAAATGCTGGACGCCCTGGACGACTGCTTGTTCACCGATAACTTCAACTCAGGCGTGATCGCGCATAAATTGGACGATGCCCAGGATATTTTCAGGAACAAAGTTCTGTTCGCCTATAACAATATCTCCGCTGCCTGGCGGGGGGTCTTCGCTGAGATCGGCCTCACCCTGCCGGTTCCCAAGAGCGAGACCACTGGGCGCCTGGTGCTCTCCAACGGCTCAAGCATCAACGTGAGCACGTCCTATCGTGGTGGCACCCTGCAGCGGCTGCATGTATCAGAGTTCGGCAAGATCTGCCGACAGTACCCGGACAAGGCCCGCGAGATCGTCACCGGCGCCTTCGAGGCGGTCGGCATCGGTAACCAGATCACCCTGGAGTCAACCGCAGAAGGCCAGGAAGGCTACTTCTACGACTACTCGATGGCGGCCCAGCGGCTCGAGGAGCAGGACAAAGCCCCGACCGCGATGGACTTCAAGCATCACTTCTTCCCCTGGTGGGAAGAACCTGAGTACCGCATGGATCCAGAGGGCGTCATCATCCCGAGCAGGCTGCTTGACTACTTCGAGCAGCTCGAGGTGAAGGAAGGCGTCCCGACCGATGCTGGCCAGCAGGCCTGGTACGCCAAGAAAGAGGCTGTGCTGCAGGACGACATGAAGCGGGAATACCCGTCCACGGCAGCCGAGGCATTCGAGCAGTCCATCGAGGGCGCGTACTACGCCAGGCAGATGACCGACATGCGCAAAGAGGGGCGCCTCACCAGTCGTGTGCAGCACAACCCAGCGCTTCCGGTATACACCGCGTGGGATCTCGGCATGAACGATGCGATGTGCATCTGGTTCGTCCAGGTCGTGGGTCGAGAGGTCCATGTCATCAACTACATGGAGGAGTCAGGCGAGGAATTCGAGTTCTATGCCGAGAAGTTCCGTGAGCTTGAGCGCGAGGAAAGCTATCACTTCGTGCCTGGTGGTCACTTCGGGCCTCATGACCTAGCTGTCAGGGAGCTGGGCTCTGGTCGCCGTCTCGATAGCGCCAGGGCACTGGGTATCTCCTTCGCCGATCCTATCCCTCGGGTATCCAACCAGATGGAAGGTGTCGCAGCCGTCCGCCGGTTCCTGCCAGTCTGCTGGATCGATGAGGAAGCCTGTCATGATGGCGTCAGGGCTCTCGACTCATACCGCAAGGAGTGGGACGACAGGCTGGGACGCTTCAAGGATACGCCCCGGCATGACTGGGCGAGCCATGGCTCCAAGGCATTCGAAACCCTGGCCAGGTCAGGTATCATTGAGGTCGCTTCACGCGGCTCGGTATTCGGAGGGCCGCCAAGGGGCAAGAAGGTCGCCGGGAAGAAATGGGCTGCGCACACGTAAGGGAAAATCAGACCCCGCAGGGACTGAGACCAACCCCACCAGACAGGAACCACATCATGGCATTGATTACTCATACGGTAACGCGACAGCTAAGCGGCTCTGGAGCCCTGGCTGTCATTGGTATGCCTCCCGAGGCACAGGAGGGTGATCTCGCCGTCCTGGTAGCCACGGCAGACGATAGCGGCAACGTCATCACCCTGCCGGAGGGTGTTACCCAGGTATTCAGCGGCGACGTCCCGAACAACCAGGTTGGCGCTACCAAGATGGCAGTCGGCCTCACCAGGCTGGGAGCTAGCATCCCCGGCGACTACGAGGTCACCTTCGGTATCTCGGACGCTCACACGGTATCGCTCACCATCTTGCGCGGCGTCGATGTGATCAAGCCCGGAAACCCCGAGTTCAGCTATGTGGTGCGCGGCCCTGCTGACGACCGGGGCCTCCCTCCCTGCCCCAGTGTGACCACGACCGTCGACGGCTGCGGTGTGCTCAACATCGTTTCCGACTCCCGCGGTCCCGCCTATAGCGGCATGGACTGGGACGATTACTACCATCCCCCCAGTGGGATTACCGAGATCGCGGACGTCAACGAATACGCTGGCACCGGATACTCTGGCCACGCGGTAGGCTTCACCCTGCAGGATGCCGCCGGTGATACTGGTGAGCAGACCTGGAGCAGCATCGACAACAACGATGGTGGGTTCGCCGGGACGCTGGTCCTGTACCCCCTCGTTGAAGAGGAAGAGCCGGTAGAGCCAGACCCCGAGTCGGATCCTGAGCCCGAGCCCGAGCCCGACCCAGATGACCCGACTGTCGGTCCCAAGGGTGAGAAGGGTGACCCAGGCCCTGCACCGCAGATGCGCACCGAGGGTGACACTGTCCAGTGGAAGCACGAGGACATGACCGCCTGGCAGAGCCTCTTCACCACCCCCGTCAATGGCGGTGGCACCGGTGGCAGCAGCAGTCGCCGGTACGTCAGCAATAGGCAGATGGGTATCCAGGCCACCACCGACCCCGAGCTGGGTCGTCAGCGCCTGCAGCAGTTCGTCGACCAGTGCGCGAGCGACAACGTCATCGGGTACATCGATTCCGAACGCTGGGCGATCAATAACACGGTGTTCATGCCTGAGCGACTTCGCCTCGTTGGCCGGGGTATGTGGAATACGACCATCGACTGCGGGGAGGAGTGGGACAACGATAGTTTCTACGCCTTCCGCATGACCGCAAGCCGTAACAACGTGATCTCGATCAACCCGTACCTGGCCGACTTCGGCGTCATTGGTGCCGACAAGACCCGTCGCGACGATGGCCCGCTGATTCGCCTCGATGGTGTCGAGGACGCGGTAATCGAGCGTCTGCGCCTGGAAGATCCGAGCTCCTATGGCCTGTTTATCTCCGGGTACGGTATCGGTGACTACACCAACGACATCGAATCCGACATGTGGAACAGCACCCACCGGGTGACGGTGCGCGACTGCCTGGCGCTGCGTGGCCAGATCGGCTTCGGCACCGAGGGCGGGGCAGAGAACGTCCTGTTCCATCGCTGCCATAGCATCGGCAACTACAACACCAGCGGATGGGGCCTGCACGGCTACCGTTCGGCCTCTGGTCGCAACGTGCGGTATGACTCCTGCACCGCGCATGGTTACCGGAACGGCTTCCTGCTCGACCGTTACAAGCACATGCAGTACACCAACAACAAGGTGACTCAGTGCCGCAACGGTATCGCCATGGGTAGCTACTACCCGGATGACCAGGATGTCAGCCACGATGTCCGCATCATCAACAACTACTTCCACTGCGTGGAGGAGAATGGCAGCAGCCCGCTCGGCATCAACGACTACTACATCAGCAGCCGTGAATGCCATGGAGTTGTCGTCCAGGGTAACGTCACGAAGGGTGCCTCTCACCTGCGCTTCGGTCAGTCCAAGCGGCTGATGGTAACTGGTAACGTATCCTCCGATGGCCAGGCAGAGATCATCACCTCTCATGCCGCAACCGGCCTGGTAGCCAACAACGTGATGGAGCTTGGCCAGAAGGCCGATGGCATCATCGATGGGGGCAACAACGTCGTAGTGTGATATTCAGTGGAGGCTGCCATAGGGCGGCCTCCCTTGCTATTAGTGAAGAGGGGCAGCTCTATATGCGACAATGCGACACAAATATCGGAGACGGGCCATGCACGCACGAGATCTAGTTCAATCGAGCAACCGCGCCTTCAAGCTGACCGGCTACACCGCCGATCAGGTCACAGGCATGATGAAGGATGTCGGTAAGCAGTTCGCCGAGGAACTGAACAAGCAGGGCATGGCCCATCCAGCCAGTCGTAACCGGCATGACGTCGGCCCTATCCAGATCGATCAGGGCGTCGTCCGTGATGTGCCGTCCAAGCCCGAGCCTGTCGTCATCCTGTCGTTCGGCACGCATGACAACCTCGGCATCAAGATCAACATCAAGATGATCGACTTCCTGCAGAATCCGAAAGCCTACGCTGACGACATCTTCAAGCACCTGGCTCCTATGCGCCGCAACGCCTTGCGCCTGCGCCGCGACACGAAGGCCTTCAACGAGCGCGTCTACAAGGCCCTGACGGAGGTCCGCACCAATGGCTGACATCGGTCTGCTTCAGTATCGATCCAGCGGTGAGCTCTACGCCGAAGAGCAGGAAGCCGAGCGACTCGAGGATGAGAGCCGCCGGAATGAGCGCATCGAATCCTCTATCGAATCTCACATTATGCGCGCCTGGTCCAATAACAAGATGGCCAAGCAGGATGTCGAAATCAGACTGGTTGACTGCCTGCGCCGCCGGAAGGGCGAATACTCGCACGAGAAGCTGAAGCAGATCTCGGAGGAGGGTGGCTCTGCCATCTTCATGATGATCACCGCTACCAAGTGCAGGGCCGCGGGCTCGTGGATCAGGGACATCCTGATGCCAGCGAACGAGAGCCCATGGGGCCTTGACCCCACGCCGGTGTCCGAGGTGCCTGATGAGTTCCTGAAGCCCGTCGTCATGCAGATCCGCCAGGAAATGATCCAGGCGCAGCAGCAAGCGCAGGAGCAGGGCGCCCAGCTGGACATGGCAGGCCTCATCGAGGAAGCTCGCAAGCGCATCATGAGCGAGGCCCAGGAGAAGGCTGAGGAAGCAGCAGAGCGCCACGAGAAGCTGATCGCTGACCAGCTGGCCGAGGGTGGCTGGGACGAAGGGCTCGAGTCATTCATCGACGACTTCACCACCTATCCCGCAGCCATCATGCGTGCGCCGATCATCCGGCGTGTGCCTACCCTGCAGTGGCTCGAGGGCTGGCAGCCGATCAAGGGGTATGAGAATCGCCCCGAGTATGACCGGGTCAGCCCCTTCGATATCTACCCGAGCGCTGACAGCACCAACACCGACGACGGCACCAGCATCATCGAGCGCTACGACTTCCGCCGTGGTGAGCTCGCCAACATGCGCGGCGTCAAGAACTGGTCGACCGAGAACCTTAACCGGGTGCTCGAGGAGCATGGCCGCAGCGGGCTGAAGAACCTGCTATGGGATGACAATGAACGTCGTCACCTGGAGGGGCGGCATCATGAGCTCTACACCGGATCCGAGACCATCGAGGGACTGATCTACTGGGGGAATGCGCAAGGCCTAACGCTCCTGCAGTGGGGCGTGCACCCTGACGAGATCGAAGACCCTCTCTCCGACTACCAGGTCGAAGCGATCCTGATCGGCGGTCACGTCGTGAAGCTGAAGCTCAACCAGGATCCCCTGGAGCGTCGTCCGTACCACCGCGCATGCTTCAACCCTGTGCCAGGTTCCTTCTGGGGTATCGCTATCCCAGAGCTGATGGCCGACGTGCAGGATATGTGCAACTCCACGGCTCGCTCCCTGGTGAACAACCTGGCCATGAGCTCAGGGCCTCAGGTTGAGGTGTACGAGGACCGCCTGAACCCGTCAGAAGACCCGACCGACATGTACCCCTGGAAGGTATGGCGCACCAAGGACAACCCTATGGGGTCTGGTGCCAACCGAGCGGTCAACTTCTTCCAGCCCAACTCAAACGCCAACGAGCTGCTGGGCGTATACGAGGCCTTCGAGATCAAGGCTGACGACGCGACCAACATCCCGCGCTACAGCTATGGTAACGATAAGGTGGGTGGAGCCGGACAGACCGCCTCTGGCCTGGGCATGTTGATGGAATCCGCCAACAAGGGGATCAAGGACGCCGTTCGCCATATCGACCGCGGCGTCATCCGCCGGGTTATCGAGGGCACCTGGCTGTACAACATGCAGAATTCCGAAGACAATTCGATCAAGGGTGACGTGTCAGTCGTCCCGCGTGGATCCAGCGCCATGTTGATCCGTGAGCAGACGCACGCACTCCGCGGTCAGTTCCTGCAGTCGACCGCCAATGAGTTCGATATGCAGATCGTGGGTCTCGAGGGTCGTCGCAAGCTGCTCGAGAAGATTGCTGAGAAGCTGGACATGCCGGGTCTCATCCCGAGCAAGGAAGACCTGGAGAACCAGCAGAGCCAGAGCCAGCAGATGTCCCAAATGATCCAGAAGCTGGAAATGGCAGAGCGGCAGCTGAAGCTCCAGGGCATGCAGGCCGATAATGCCAAGAAGCAGGCAGAGACCCGGGAGACCCAGGTCGATGCCCAGGCCGAGCAATCAAGCTCTCAGAACGAGCAGGCCCGGACCCAGATGGACGTCGAAATGGCACCGCTCGAGGCTCAGAGCCTCCTCGCGGATATCCAGGAAACGCTAGCGAAGGCGAGATCATATGAGGCCAGGACAGGACGGGGCGGACGAGAGGCGCTGGAAGGCACTGGCATCAGTGGCGGCCAGTCACGAGGGGAGAATCCTCGTGGATTATCTCAAGTCCCTGCGGGAGCAACGCAGAGACGAGCTTGAGTCCATCGCCGATCCGGTGGGTATCCACCAGGCCCAGGGAAGGGCCAAGGAGTTATCATCGCTTATCAAGAATCTGGAAGAAGCGAGAGGCGTGGTAGAATTACGGTATAGGTAGGCAGTCAGGCCAAAGCATCCAGATCGGGTGCTTTGTCGTGGCGAAGCGCTCCGAGCTGCAATGCGCAGGCAGCAACGAATCCGCAAGCCTTTCGTGAACCCCGGTAAGAACCGGCTCACCAGTCGCACAGAGCGACAAAGGAGCAAGAATGTCATCACTGCCCAGGTCAGTACGCAATCAGGCGAAGGCTGCCAGCACGCACTTCGAGGATCTTGAGAAAGATCCCGAGGCGCCCGCGGCAACCCCCGAGCCCGAGACTGATCAAGACATTGAGAAGACCGAGCCTGAGAAGCAACCCGTCGAGGCAGACGAGTCGAAGCAGGCCAAGCAGGAAGAGAAGCCCCAGGAAGATCGCGATGCGAGCTACTGGCGAAACCGCTTCAACGTCCTGCGTGGCAAGTACGATTCCGAAGTACCGACGCTGCACACGAAGGTTCGTGAGCTGACTAGCCAGCTGGCCGAATCCGAGAAGGCCCTTGTGAAGGCGCGATCTGAGGGAGCAGGCACTGACAGTGCTGTGCCCGATGAAAAGCTTGCTGAGTTCAAGGATACCTTCGGTGAGGAGCTGGTCGACTTCGTCACCCGCATGATCGAACAGAGATCGGAGCCTAAGCAGCAGGACGACAACGTCGAGAAGCTGAGCGAACGCCTCAACCGCATTGAAGAAGAGAAGCGGCAAGAGGCTGAAGCGAACTTCTGGACCGACCTGTCTCGCGCAGTCCCCGAGTTCCAGAAGATCAATCAGGAGCCTGGATTCCTTCAGTTCCTGGCCGGGTACGACCCCAGCAGCGGTAAGCAGTACCAGACCGAACTGGGAGAGAGTCAGCGCAACCTCGATGCCCGAGGCGTGGCCGATATCTTCAAGCTCTACTTGAGTCAGTCAGAAGCGAAGTCACCCAAGGCCGAGAAGGATGAGGACGTGTCACCCCGTCGTGCAGGTGGAGGCGACCCCGTAGCAGCATCTGCTGCCAGCGGGCGAGGCAAGACCTGGACGGGTGCTGACATCGACAAGTTCTACCGCGATAAGTCTGCGGGTAAGGTCAAGGGGGATGAGGCTGAACGACTGGAAGCCGATATCTTCGCTGCTCAGAAAGAAGGACGCATTCTCCGCTGAGCAGCGGTAACCCGAGGAAATCGAGATGGCTGGTCCTACTCGTGATGTTGGACATCCTGACTACAGCTCAACGAGCGCATCAGGATTTATCCCGCAGGTATGGTCTGGGAAGCTGGTCGAGAAGCTGTACCTCTCAACCGTATTCGCAGAGATCTCTAACACCGACTATGAGGGTGAGATCAAGAGCAAGGGTGACACGGTTGAAATCCGTACCACTCCCTCTATCACCATCAACGACTATGAAATCGGCGGCGGCCTCACTTACGAGAAGCCGACTTCCGACAAGGTCGAGCTCCACATTGACCGTGCGAAATACTTCGCCTTCGAGGTCAGTGACGTCGACAAGTATCAGTCCGACATCCAGCTGATGGATGACTGGTCTGATGACGCCGGTCAGCAGATGAAGATCAAGATCGACGAGGTTATCCTCGGCGAGGTCTATGCTGACGTAGCAGCCGCAAACGCCGGTGGCACTGCCGGTGCCGAGTCCAGCTCTTACAACATGGGCGAGACCGGTGCTCCAGTGGCCCTGACCAAGGAAACTATCCTCGACGTGGTCGTGGACTCTGGGTCAGTGCTGGATGAGCAGAACGTACCCGATGAGAATCGCTACATCGTCCTGCCGTCTTGGGCCATCGGTATGCTGAAGAAGTCCGAGCTGCGTGACGCATCCCAGATGGGTGACGCTACCTCTGCCTTCCGTAACGGCAAGGTGGGTATGCTGGACCGGTACACCGTGTATCGCTCCAACAACATCGCCAAGACCACGGATGGCACGGATACCGTGTTCAACATCTTCTTCGGGCACAAGAAGGCTCTGACCTTCGCGAGCCAGATGACCAAGATGGAGAACATCGACAATCCGAATGACTTCGGTCAGCTCGCCCGCGGTCTGAACGTGTTCGGCTTCGAGCTGATCGATCCGAACGCTGCTGGGCACCTGTACGCCAAGCGCGGCTAAGCCTTAGGCCGGGGTCCACCAGGGCTCCGGCCTCTTCACATAGAGAGTCCGTGACATGAGCGAGAACATCGTAGATCGCATCAACGCCGCCAAGACGAAGGATGATCTCGAGGAGATCGGCAAGGAGCTTGAGGTCGACGTTGATAAGCGCAAGGGTCTCGAGACCATTCGCGCCGGTCTGTTGCTGCAGGTCGACGTCGATGAGAATGGCGACGACGAGAATCCCAAGGCAGAGGCTGAGCAGGAAGCTGCAAAGGCCAAGCCACCGAATCAACCTGAGCCCGTGAAGGCCAAGGCGACTCACGAGGATCAGTTCAAGCCCCGGGAGACCACCGAGCAGCTCCGTGAAAAGAGCCAGGGCAAGCGCATGCTCGAGAACACCAGGAACGGTCGTGTCTTCGGCTGGACAGCCCAGCTCGCCAAGCTCAAGCACATGAAAGAGGTCTAAGCCATGCCGGTCACCACCGTAGGCAACGTCATCAAGAAAGCCAAGCTGGTCCTTCAGGAGGTGACCTCGGCAGGTACGCGCTGGACTAACGAGGAACTGATCGGCTGGCTGAACGAGAGTTACCAGGCGGTCGTCCAGGTCAAGCCCGACGCGGCGAGCATCAATGCCAAGCTGCAGCTGGTCACCGGCACCCGCCAGACCATTCCGTCAGCTGGCCATCGCCTTATCGATGTCATCCGCAACACGTCCGCGAATAGCCAGGGTTACGGCATCCTTGTCGCGACCCGGCGATCCATCGACCAGACGCGCCGCGGGTGGCACAACGATCCGATCTCCTACGACATCGAGCAGTTCATGTTCGATGACCTGGATCCGACGCATTTCTACGTCTACCCCCCGGCCAGGTCGGGAGCAGAGGTTGAGATCATCTACTCTGCTGTCCCCACGCCTCATAGCGCAGAGAGCGGCCTGGCTGCCGTCGAGGGTGACTTGATCAAGCTGCCGGATGCTTACGCCCCCTGCATGCTCGACTACATCCTGTACCGGGCGTACAGCAAGGATGCGGGGCACGCTGCGAACCTCAACCGGGCGCAGATGCACTTCTCCGCATTCGGCAACTCGCTCGGTATCAAGGCTGAGCTGGACATGGCAAACTCTCCGAATGCCGTGGACGGCTCGAGCAACCCGCAGAGGGCTAATCGATGAACCTCGAAGACCTGGTCAACAACGTCATTCTGGACGTACCCGACTGCCCGCTCATGACCATCCGTCAGGAGATCATGCGGTCATCCAGGAAGTTCTGCACCGACGCTGATGCCTGGGTCGAGAGGGATAAGGTCTGCGTGGCGCTGGTTTCCACCAAGACTGGGGCGATTACGCCGCCCTCATACGGCGAGCCAATTCGTCTCAACTCCCTGACCCTGGACGGGGATAAGGTCAGGCAGGGTCGGGTGTGGAAGCAGGTCGATCCAGGGACAGTGGAGTTCACCCACACCCCCAGCGAGACAATCTTGAAGGGTGACCTGGTCATGCGACCGCACCCGAACAAGATGCCGCCCGAGGAGATCATCGAGCGCTGGTCAGAGGCCTTCGAGGACGGTGCCAGGGGGCGTCTGCTGTTGATGCCTCAGCCGTGGCGAGATCCAGCTATGGCCGAGTTCTATCTGCGCCGAAGAGAAGAAGCATGCTCTGAAGCGAAGCAAGCATCCCGCCTTGGTCACGGTCAAGGCAGAACCCGCGTCACACAACGACGCTTCATGTAAGAGAGGGTACTCCCCATGGCAGCACTTTCAGACTACGCGGAACAGGCACTGCTCAACCACCTGCTCCGCAACACGGCACTGACTAGCCCGACCACGGTCTACCTGGCGCTATTCACCACGAATCCGACCGACGATGCCTCAGGCTCTGAAGTCGCCGATTCTGGCTATGGTCGCCAGTCTGTCGCGTTCGGCGCCCCGGCGACCTCCGATGGCGGGTACGCGGTAGCCAACAGCGCGACGGTCGAGTTCTCGGCGATTGCAGATGGGTCTATCACGATCACCCACTTCGGCATCTTTGATGCGTCTACCTCGGGCAGCCTGCTGGTTCATGGCGCCTTCACCACCAGCCGTACCCTGGAGACCGCTGACATCCCGACCGTGGCACCTGGCGCTATCACTGTCACGTTCAAGTAATCCGGTCAGCCACAGGAGGGTGGGCGCATGTCGCTACCAGCAGGTGAGTACGAGGTTCGCTTTCTCCAGAACGACGAGATTGTCAGGGAGGCGACGATCAACATCTATGAATCGGAGTCTCCCGCTTCATTCCCGGTCGAGCTGAGATCTAGCGGCACCCATATCCAGTGGCGTCCAGAGGGCACGAACGCCTGGTCTGACCTCGTCTCCCTCGATGATATCGGCGGAAGCGGGGGCGGCTCTACGGGCGTCGAAATGCGTATCTCGGGTGACTTCATCCAGTACCGCAATATCGGGGAGACTACCTGGCAGAACCTGCTCGATATCTCCGAATTGGGCGGCGGCGGTGAGGGTGACCAGGTTACGGTGAACGGGGAGGAGTACACCACCGAGAACCACGGTATCTCTCCGAGTGGCAACCCAGCCACGGACAGGATCAATCTCCAGGACTTCATCGACACCATGGAGGCCAACCAGACCTTCCGAGGCGTAATCAAGGAAGGCACCTGGCAGATCGACAGCACGCTCTTCCTGTTCGACGGCTGCCGGATCCGCGGCGACGGCATCGACCGCACCGTGATCGACTGCCCGACCGCGACCTGGGCACCTCTCGCCCCGTACGAGAACAGCTACTATGGGCTGATGCTCGATGTCGAAGACAGCCTGCACACCAAGGGCGTTCACCTCAACGATTTCACGATCATCGGTGCCGACAAGAACGCCACCGACAACGGCCCGCTGATCCGCCTCGAGGGCCTGGACGACTTCACGATCACTCGGGTCAAGGTGGTCGACGGCTCCAGCTACGGGATCTACGTCACTGGTTACGGCGTCGGCGCGTTCACCAACGACATCACCAGCGACTTCTGGAATTCGACTCACCGTGGCGTCATCGAGCAATGCGTCGCGCTGCGCGGGCAAGTGGGGATCGGCCTGGAGGGCGGTTCCGAGCAGATCCTGCTCACCGCCAACCACACCTACAGCACCGCCCTGCACGGCATCCGCATCGCCTCTGGCTACGACTGCGTGATGGCCTTTAACACGGTCAACGGCTCCTACAACGGCTTCTGGCTCGACCGCCACAAGGGCATCAAGCTGGTGCATAACACCGCCCGCGATATCACTGGTAACGCGATCACCTACGGCGGTTTCGGTGCTAGTGACGGCATCAAGTCTACCGGGCTACTGATCCAGGGCAACGAGACGCATACCCTCGAAGGGGGTACGCATATCTCGGATTCCTACCACGGCACCTCCAGCAAGAACACCATCGGGGTGCAGATCCTCGGCAACTCGTTCTACGGCCCTGGCACGATCCGCTTCCTCAACTCGAAGCGCCTCAACATCCAGCAGAACTACAGCGACGGTCAGAACGTCATTCGCGGCCAGTCGGGAGCCACCGGGATCATCTGCAACAACATGATGCGGATCTTCGACAAGTCTGCCGGTATGCAGGATCTCGGGAACAACATCGACCCGACCACCATCGCCGTCGTATAAAAGGGGCCGCTCATGGCTATTACGCTCGTCGGAGCGGAGAAGGTCACCGAGGCGGAGTCCGGCTCTGTCCTCGACCCCTCGTGCCCGAAGCCCGCCGGTACGGCCGAGGGCGACTTCGTCCTGCTGGTGGCGTCAGCCAACAACGACGCGAACACCCTGGAGCTGCCTGCCGGGTTCACCGAGGCCTACAACGGCACGGTGCCCAACAGCGCCGTGGGGGCGACCCACCTAGCGGTAGGCTGGAAGATCGCCGGGGCCAGTGAGGCGTCCGCCTATACCGTCACCCTGGGCGGCCTGGATGGCTATGCGCTGTCGTGTTCCACGTTCACCGGGGTCGACAGCGAATCCCCAGTCGCAGTGTCATTCACCTTCGCCACCGAAAGCTCGAGCACCGTCATCCCTGACGTTCCGTCGGTCAATGTGCCTGCCGCGGGTGACATGATGATCACCCTCGCCAGCGTGGCGCGGGGCGCCGGCTACAGCGAAATGGACTTCGACGACTACTACGCCCCTCCTTCAGGGGTGACTGAGTTCATCGACGTCAACTACGGTGCCGGAACCAATTACTCGGGACACGCGCTGGGCTACGAGGAGGCGACAGCAGCAGGCGCGTCCGGGGCACGTACCTGGACCCACCTGGACAATGACGATGGTGGCCTGGCCGGGGCTCTAGTCCTGTCCCGCGATAACGGGGCGGCA